CCTGAAGCTATTCCACCAAGAGTACTACCAGCGCCTGAAGGCAATCCACCAACTGCGCCTCCGCCTCCGCCTCCGCTTCCGCCTCCGCCTCCGCCTCCTGGCACACCAGTAGGTACAACACCAATATTAGAGGCTGTAATATCACCAACTTCAGGCGCAACACCGCCAGTTAATGCAGTTGATCCACCACCAAGAACGCCACCATAGGATTCTGCTGTAGGCGCACCAAGGTCAGCTAATGACCCAATGTCTGATGCAGTAATCCCACCAATAATTTCAGGCGTAACACCTCCAGTTAGTGCTGTAGAACCGCCACCAAGAACACCACCATAAGATTCTGCTGTAGGCGCACCAAGGTCAGCTAATGAAGTACCACCAGTAACAGCGCCAAGATCAGTAAGTGATCCACCAGTTAATGCAGTTGATCCACTACCAAGAACACCACCATAAGATTCTGCTGTAGGAGTTATTAATTCAGGAATAAAGCCGCTAGTTGAACCCGCTATTTCTGCGGGTGTTAAAAAAGATAATAATTCAGTAGAACCACCACCTATAGCGCCACCAAGTGCATTTGCCGCAGTAGCGCCCTCTACAGCACCAGCGCCACCGAGCAAATTCATTCCGCCAAACAAATTAGCGCCTAATCCTGCAAGAAGCATTGGCCCAAAGTCTGATGCAAGCCCACCTAAGAAACTAGCAAAACTTCCACTATCTTGTTTGGTTATATCAAAAACTCCATAATCAACAATTTGACCTTTTTCATTGATTTTTGGCACTGAAACTATGTTTGGTCTGCTTGGGTCAGGTGTTAAGTATTCGCCAGGCTGTAATGTCAATTGTTTGAAATTACCTTGTGCATCATATTGGGCAACAAGTGGTTTACCCGCAAATGTTTGTTCTACGGGTATTGTGTATCCCTGAACTTGCCTACCACCACCCATCCCTAAGGGTGCTGACCTATCTACATAATTTGAATATTCATCACTGATTTTTTGGGTTTCTGGTTTATTGAATCCCATTATGCTACCTTGCGATGGGACTGTAACCTCATTTAATTTAGTAGCAAGATTTGCCAATGATTTAGGGTCTAACGCCTGTCCCAATGTTGGCTCTGGCGCAGGCGCAATTGGTGCAAAACCAGCAAATTGGCCAGGAGTAAAAAATTCACGCAATCCAGTTCTAGGATTAATTGTCCCAGACCCACCCCTAGCTTTCAACAATGCCGCTTCTTGAGGATTGATATGGGCAAGCATAGTGTCGCCATATCTGCCAAGTGATGCTAAGTTTCTTAATTGATTATTTGGCATTTTTGACCTTAGTTGTAATACGGCACTTTATAAGGTTTACCATTAACAGTTACGTTAATAAACCCTACAGGATTAGCAGGAAGTGTTGCGCTGCCAGCCGTTGCCGATGTTGCACTAGAAAAGTTGAGCAAATTCAAAAACCATTGTTGCCATGCGCGTGTTGGACGATTCGTGGTTTTATCTAAAAACTCCGCTTGTGGATATGGTTGCGTTTGGGGGTTGTATAACATCAATTATCCCCTGTGCTGGCTTTAAGGTTGGCAGAGACAATTACCGCCTTAACAGGGTCGGTAATGACAACTTCAAAAACTCTATCTCTAGCCATGCCCAAACGTCTCCAAATCGCACGATTCTTAAATCTACCCATTGATCCAATGGTGACCCAGTATTCGCTTGACCATGTTGAACCGCCGTCATTTGACCATCTCAACATTGCCTGTGGATAAGTTGTCACATCCGTATCATTAATTGTATTCTTATTTCCCAAAATTACGTTATCTAATGCACCAATCACTAGGCTTGCATAAGGCAAAATAACATACGGCGAAAAGATATTAATGTCCGCACCAAGTTTATAAAACCCCGTTGTCCCTACGCCAGGCTGAAACTGTATCTGAAACTCATCAAAATACTGCCGTTGTAAATCTGCAACTAAATGCGGTGCGCGTCTTAGCCTACGGATTTCATTGCCGTCATCGGTATAAGTATTAAGGTCAAGCTCATAAATCTTGCCATTGGCATAGTCACCCACCAAAACCATATTTTGGAATACTGCAGAGCAATTAGACCGATGGCGGTGGTAGACGTTGGCATTGTCCACAGAAAGCCATTTGTGCCACATTTGAGTAGTTACGTCATAAACCCATGTCAAATCAATGGTGGGAAAAGTCACCACATAGCACTCATGCCCCTCTAACTGATAGGTGTACGCAATAGCATCGTCAATGTACTTATTCACCAGCGTATTTTCTACAGCATGGGTAGAAATCCTTTGGGGAATATAGCCGTTCATTTGAACAATCATGCCTTGACCTCGGTTATTCCTGCTTACATAAGCAAAGGAATTAGCTAGTCGAGCCATAGAAAAAACCGCAGCTATGCCATGTTGAGTAGAAGTGCCAGGGATTCTTTGAAACGGGAATGGAATTGCACCTACATCTATCCAAACCTCTGAAGACGTTTCCCCAAGCAAATACACTTCTCTGTGGTCAACAATAATTGATACTAGGTTATCAGGCGAACCATCTTTGGACGCAAATGAAAGTGCTGGCGAAATAGGACTTAACGCATCCGATGCGCCAAATTGCTGAGTATTTGGGCGGTTATAAACAAAATAATTGTCTACAGTGTCTACAGTATTTCCGCCGCTAAACGCACCATCAGTTGATGGAATTTGCGTAAAATTTAGCGCATACATTGTTCCTGATGAAATTACATTTGTCGTACTCAGTAAATAAGTACCTGTATCACCCGATCCTGTACCAAAGTTAGTAATAATTGTTCCAAATGCAATACCAACAGTTTGAATAGTTTGCCCTAGATATAAAGTTCCTGTTGTAACAGCAGAAACATTTAAATAATTTGTTCCATACACCAGTGTTAAACCCGTTGATGGTCCTCCAGTGGTTGTTATCGGACTACCGCCACTTGTTTCAGACAATGTAAAAAATGTTGATCCATCTGTTGTTACAACATAGTATGTTTTGGGATTTGTGTATCCAATGATAGATGGCGCTAATACTGTATAAGTTAAGCCTGTTGGTGTTCCAGCTGTAGTAACAATTGCAGAACCATCCAAATTTGTTAACGTGAATGTTGTAGTGCCGTTTGTTACAGAAATTAGATAGGTTGTTGGGTTTTTGTAGCCAGTGATAGAACCTGTACCGCCAAATGTTCCACTAATTGTTATTTGTTGACCAACATTTAAAGTTGTGCTGGTACAAGAAAATTGACCATTAGTTCCAGTAATAACCACTGAACTTAAAGTAAATGAAGAAGAAGATAGTGTTCCACTAATTTTTACACTAGCGCCAACAACTATTTTTGTGCTTGGTGCGGTGCAAGAAAAGCCACCATTTGAGGCAAGTTTTACACCACTTAATGTTTCACCGATTGAAGCAGTAATAATTGCGCCAGCAGCTGCCGTGGACAAGGTTTCAGACGAAATAGTTTGAGAATTGTTCAGCGTATAAGTTCCTGTCCCGCCTGTGCCTGAACCCAATGCGGTAATGACAGTTTCACCTGAAACGCCCACACCAAATAACTGTTGCCCAATAGCCAATGTGCCGTTAGATATGGCTGTAACAGTTAAGGTAGTTCCTGATACTGAACCCGTAAACAAAGCGGTGGCAGGCGTGGAAATGCGCCATGTGTATCGGTAAGCACCATCAACAATATAGACGTTGATTCCGTTGTCAGTAATGCCAACACGACCTGTAGTCGTATTCAAAAAACCAACAATAGATGGCGTTAAGTTTGATGTTAAAACGTAAACATAAGCCCCGCAGACAACCACCATTTGCTGGCCGCCTGAGACTGTCCGCATTCCACGGATTTCACCTGAGTTGAGAACGGCAACAGTATTTAATCCTGGCGTTGGGTACAGCGCCACCACGCCTCGCTGACCAGGCTCCTTGAGCGGATCAACCTCGGGAAAGAAGTTAATGCACTCTTGGGCATCCTGATAAATGCTTGGCGCTTCGTAACTTGGTCCAACAAATCCAAAGTCCATTTTTAGCCTTTATCTAGCAAAACCACCTGATAAAATCCAGCCAGCATCTTTAGCTCTGCCCACCAACAGCGAATCAGGATAACGTGAAGTCTGTATTGGCCTCATGTTTGTTCGCTTGATTGTGGATTTAGCCTGCCCTGCAAACCCTTGGATCATCGCTAGCTGAACTTGAGAGTTCTTGCCATACATAGGCATCAAACGCTCTGCCAAACACCATCTAAGGCACATTGAGTAGGCTTGCGGCAGGACTATGGTGTCGTTGATAGATGTATATCTGCGAAATATGGTGTCGGCGAACAAATGCATTTCACCCTGACTAGGGTTTGGCCATACAAAGATATTTCCCAACAGCTCAGTGGGTTGGTAGTACAGCGCTTTTGGCCAAGGACCCGATAATGTTTTTAAGCCAATCATTTCGTAATCTTCTAGCGCAAGAATTGAAACAGGATAATCTAGGCCGCCGTTTACGATTGGATTGCCATTTGAATTAGTGTTAATCCGCACGAAAGCAGAATTAATAACCAAAGGACGCTCATAGTAAGCGCTGATTGTTGTCGATGCAACAGCTTGGTTAATGTTAATTGTGTACGTTCCGACTTCATTAACATTACCGCCTGCCCCTGTTCTAAAGCCCGTAATAGTTGTTCCCGCCGTAATTCCTGCGCCGCTGAGATATTGACCCAAAGCAATAGCACCTGAGTTAATAGCAGTGACAGTCAGAATATTGCCTGAAATGCTGCCAACAAAACTAGCGCCAATTTGACCAGTTGGGCCGATGGTGTACTGGGACTGGCCTGGCGTTATCGGAAACACAATTTCAGTCTTATAAAAAACCATCATATCTTCGTTTGACCACTGGTCAAGCAAATCGTTAAGCATATCAAAAGCATCCGCAGCCGCTTCAGGCGTGGGGGTTTCACCAGCTTCTAGTGCGCCAATGTCTTTCAATGCTCTGCTAATGATGTCTATTGGCATTACCATGATGAATCCTTACAAATCAGGCGTAAACACTTGGGGTAACCAAGGCGCAACAACAGATTTCTGTTTTTTCAGAGTTTCTAACTGTTCTTCTAAACGTGATTTTACGCTAACCATCTCATTTTGTATCCAAAAAACAACCATTTCTTCTGTTACTTCAGAAAATGGGGTTTTTAAGGTTGGTTCATTAAAGTAGCAATGACCCTCTGTTTCCACAGACAAGTCATCGTCAGTCAAAGTGGCATGGTATCGAGCAGAAGTAATTAACTCCTTATCCGCTTGAATACTTAAAATTTTCCAAGTTATCATATTTACCAAGGATTAGGTTGCACTATCGTAGCTGGCGTAAGTATTGCCTGTAATGCTTCATTTGCGGCATTTTCAGTAGTTGTCTTGTTTACACCACCAACTGACCAAACCCAATCAAGAACTTGATCTTGCGTAAGTTGTGCATAAGGTGTGTAATTTTCATTGGGTGGTGGGAAAACACAAGCTCCAAAAATTGGTGGAGCTACAACTGTATTTTCTTGAGCAACACAAGACCAATTAGCAGTAACAACAATGCCTGTGCTTGGTTGGCTTTCCATTGAAATAATTGACCATTCAATCATTATTGTTCCTTAAACAGATTGTAAACAACGCCATTTTGAAGTGGCAGCATTCCAAATAAAACTAACATCAAGTCGATTGGTTGTTACTGTAGTTAAGGGCAAAGCTACTGTTGATGCTTCAAATGAAGTTCCCCAAGCAATTGTTCTTGCCGCTGTACCAACAATATAAATTTGCAATCTTTGTCCATCAGTTGGAGTTCCTGAGAGATTTGTTGTAAATGAAGTAATGTTTGCTGCTTGTGCTGTCAAACCAAAAACATCAGTAGTGTCGGTATTTATGGTTGGTGTCGCACTGGATGTGGTTGTAGATACTCTAGGTGTAACTCTTTTATTGGTAAGAGTTTGAGTATCTGTTGTACCAACAATAGTGCCACTTGGTCCATTTACCCAAGTTGGAGATGTACCCGCACCTGTACTTTGTAGCAATTGACCGCTTGTTCCTGCAGAACTGCCACCAGGCTTAAAATCACCCCAAAAACGATTGCTTGTTATAGATGAATTGCCCCATGTGGCTTCATTTGAAACAGAAGCAGATGATGCCGCCGCTTGATAACCAATTAAAATATTATTGGAACCTGTTGTTAAATTATTTGTTCCTGTATTTCCTGCTCTATATCCTAATGCTGTATTATTTGCACCAGTTGTTACGGCTGTCAGTGATTGATACCCAATAGAGGTATTATTACTTGCTGTGGCTGCTGATAATGTGCTTGAACCAATACCTATGTTAAATGAATCACTAACATTATTGGATAATGCTGTATTACCAATAGCAATATTGTTACCACCACTTGCATTACTTCCTAATCCAACACCAATAGCAACATTATTACTACCAGTTTCGTTTGATACTAGCGCTTCTTTTCCAATAGCCGTGTTATTAATACCAGTGGAATTTATGCCTAATGCTGAAGTTCCAACAGCGGTATTATTGGACGCAGTATTTAAATTTAAAGCCGAATATCCAACCGCAGTATTTGAAGCACCACTAATATTTGTCAAGCCAGCTTGATAACCAATAAATGTGTTGCCTCCTCCTAGTGTTGCATTGCCTGCTTGATAACCTAAAAATGTTTGTAAAACGCCTGAATTAGTAGTGCTTCCATACATAGTACCCGACGCAGTAGGAGTGGCAGTTGGTGTTGATGCAGCAGCAATCGTGATAGCTCCATTACCGTTAGTAATTGTTATATTTGTACCAGCAGTAAGTGTGGCTTTGGTAAGTGTGTTGCCAGTTGTATTTCCAATCAGCAATTGACCATTTGTATAAGAAGTTTGCCCTGTTCCACCGCTTGCAACAGGTAATGTTCCTGTTGTTAATGCACTAGTAGAACTTGCATATACCGCGCCACCAGAAGTAAATGAACTTAAATTAGTACCGCCATTAGCAGTTGAAATAGGACCGCTAATCATTGTGTTAGTAACTGTTGCCGTATCGCCAGTAGTTACTAAATTGCCATTTACAGCAGGCACATTTATATTAAATGTAGATGCCGTGTTAGGCCCAACCAAATTAGTTTGTCCACCTAAAACCGCTTGAAAGACTAGTTGTCCCATGTTTATTCCTTAAGGAGCAATGATTAGCTGAGAGGCAGTCAATGCCCCTGTGCTAGGGTTGAATTTTAACCTAGTTGATGCAGTTTTGGCAGGCAAATTTCCAGTCGTTGTAGTTACCCAAACAGGATAAACCACCGCATTTGTAGAAGTATCGTCTGTAATTGCTATGTTTGTAGCATTAGTTGCAGTCGTTGCGCTGGTCGCTGTGCTTGCATTTCCTGTCAAAGCGCCCACAAAAGTGGTTGAAGTAACTGATGTCAAGCCTGCAAAAGTTGCAACAGTTGCGCCCAAAGCCACGTTAGTTGATCCAATCGTCACGCTTGAGTTAGTCAATGCGGCATTAGGAATGCTCGTTAAGTTAGCACCAGAACCGCTAAACCCTGTAGCTGTTAAAATCCCCGTGGAAGGGTTAAATTGGTATTTTGTGGAAGTTGTATATACAGTAGCCAAAGTGCCACTTGTAGCGGCAGCAAACAAAGGATAACGTACAGCATTGGTAGATGTGTCATCGGTAACCGTCACACTAGCAGTTGAAGTTACCCAACTTGGTGCGCTTGAGCCGTTAGACTGTAAAACTTGACCTGATGTTCCCGCAGCGGTAAAAGCATAAGCAGTTCCCGACCCATAAGCCACAGCGCCTGCAGTTGGTGTAGCCGTTCCGTTCGTGCCGCCCCTGTTGATAGCAACAGCATTGCCGTTCCATGTAGCACTTGTAATTGAGCCAGCATAATCCAATGTATTAGTTGACCAAGAAACATTGGATGGCGTTGAATCATGTCTGTCCCACGAACCAGCTGCAGTTGTGTTGTCCAACAAAACAATACTTACATAACCACCCGATTGAATAGTCGCAACAGTCGTAGAAGAATTGTTTTGTACAGTAATAGCACCAGAAGATTGGTTGTTATTAAATGTAAACAATGCACCATTTGGAAGCGTTGTGGCACTTGGTAACTTAATTGTTTGACCACCAGAACCAGTAATTTGATAATTTTGTGCAGAAGATGCTGTTAAAACAATTGTCGTTCCACTTGCAGCTTGGCTGGTATATCCCTCAAACAAGCAATTAGTAGTAATATTTCCGTTTGCATCACGCAAAACTACAGAATTTGCACCGCTGGATGATGTCACACCAGTTCCACCATTAGCAACATTTAAAGTGCCTGCCAATGTAACTACGCCAGAGGTGTTTGTACTTGGCGTGAATCCTGTTGTTCCAGCAGAAAAAGTGCTAACAAAATTACCTGACAAAGCAGATGTAGGAATTGTGGTTGATGCCGTTACCGCACTTGTGTCGTTTCCATATAAATAGCCTGTAAGTCCAAGCGTTTTTAATGTAGATACAGCTGCAGAACCACCCGTAATTGCTACAGAATTGGCATTTTGAGTAGACATTGTGCCAAGACCAGTAATGTCTGTGTTAGGTATGGTTGCAGCAGCTGTTAAAGCCGATGTTCCTGACCCTTTTACATAACCCGTTAAGGTTGTTGCGCCTGTACCACCATAAGCCACGCCAATTGTGCCTGCATTCCATGTTCCCGCAGTCAGCGTCCCAACGCCTGTAATTCCTGTGTAAGAACCTGAAATCCTTGCAGAATCGATTGTTCCTGAAGTAATTTGCGTAGCTGCAATAGCAATATTGGTGTCAGCCAACGCAGTCAATTGACCTTGTGCGTTAACAGTTGCGGTCAAAGTTTTAGATGCCGACCCAACAGATGCCGCTGTGACACCAGTGTTTGTGATGCTAAACGTGTTGGATGCAAGCGTTAAGCCTGTGCCAGCAAAATAAGTGCTATTTCCAGAGAATTGCACCCAAGGCATGGCAGTAACGCCAATCGTGCCGCTGGTAGTTGCAGTACATACCCAACCTGAATTAGACTGACCGCCGTTCAAAATGACGGTGTATGCGCCTGGCACTTCTGACCACACATCCATGTCAGTAGATCGTGTCCAAGCGCTTGCCGATGCAATGTAGATACCATTTTGGGAACTTGTAGACTGATTCTTTACAAGCACTCGGTCACCAGCCACAGTCGTATAGGTATCAATTGTCTGCAAGCCCGATAAAGTGATATTTACCGTAGTAGCTACCGCACAAGCCGCTTTAGGTCCTAAACCCTGTGCAACCGTGTCAACATAAAACTTGTTAGCAATATCAGTGTTTGCCGATGGGGTCGTACTAATTGACCCAGTGGTAGTCGATATATTAGTGAAAACCCCTGTGGACGGCGTTATTGACCCGATTGGGCTTGAGTCTAGAGTACTAAGAGTTATCGCTAATCCCGATTGAATTGGGTTTAACGTGGCGTAAAAAGGCTGACCCTGACCAATAAAAGTCTGAAATGTGCCATCAACCGCAAAATACGCTTGAACAGGCAGTAAGTTTTGGTCTAGGACTTTGGCTGGGTCAGCCATGCCTGCTCCTTATGATTGGTCGGCAGCGGGTGTTACATACAAAATGCCAGCGGTTGCGGAATTGCTCTTTGCTGTCAGATAGTATGGCGTGGTTGGCGTAGCCAAAATCAGCGGGGTTGTCATGCTGGCAGGCAAAACAAAGTCGCCGTTTGTGCCATCGACGGGGAAAGTAGGAGCGCCAGGGTCGGCAATCCCCCACTTAACCGCAATGGGTGCTGCGCCTGTATTCAAGAACGCAGTGTAGTTAATCTGATCGTTTGTAGAGTCATCAATCAACACAGCTGAGTGAGCCGTGTTGGTGACTGATAACGCCACTGTTGAACCAGCATTACGTTGGACTGTGGATGCGGCCATTTCTTATACCACTGCGGCAGGAATGGGGCTATCTTCGCAAGATTTGACGCTTACCAACAAAGTCGCTGCGGCTTGGGTCACAGATGCGCCAGTTAAGTTCATCAAACGAACAATGATTTGGTCGTTGGTAGTGGTGTATGCGTTGCCGATACCCACGCCAACAGTCATGTTTGCATCTACTTGGACTTGGATTTTGTCTGTGGACTTAACGCCTGGGCAGCTTAAAGTCACCTCAGTCGTTGTGGTTGCAAAGGTTGTGCTGGGAAGTGTCAATTGGCAAATCGTGTGTGCTAACACGTTGCCTCGTGAAATGGTAGTCTTTGACATGATGATTCCTTGAGAAAGGTGATTGATTGTACTATTAGAAAAAGAAAAAGCCACCCCTTTTGAGAGTGGCTTTCTCTCAAGTCACATTAAATCAGCTGTAATTGCTGAAATCGTAACCATAGACATAAATGTCCACAGTTCCACCAGTAACAGCGGTTCCGACCTTAACGTACAGAGTCTGCGCGGTTAAGGCAGTAGTTTTTGTTCCAGCAACAACAGTTGCGTTGGTAACGTAAGTTGAACCAGTGTTGCTGGTCAAACTAGCGTTGGTAACGATTTCTGTGCCGCCGCCTGCGGGAGCAGTCCAAATAGCCAATGCGCCGCTGCTAACGTCTTTGTTAGCGTTGGTGATAGCTACGTTCTGTACGCAGTAAGTGGTGACGTTCTGAGCAGGCAAAGTGACAGTCGAATCTCCAGTAGCGGAAATAGGAATGCCAGTTGCCACAAACAACAAGCGGATAGCTTGGTTAGTGGCCAAATTGCTTGGGTGGATTGTGGTGACGCTATTAGGTGCAGCCATGTTTATTTCTCCTTGATTTAGGTTAATTAAGCTGCAACGCGGCAGGCGAGTTCAGGGTACAAAGGCGCCCAGCCGTACAACACATCTAAACGAGTCGGGATGGAATCGTTATTAATGGTGTACTGACGAACCACACGCATAGACAGACCAATTTCCTTGTCGCTTGCACGACCAGCAAAATGGACCCCCTCTGGCAGCTCGAGATCTGCCACCGCTAAGCAAAAAGCATTCCTATGCATGATTATATTCTGCGGACTTACTACTCCAGTATTATTAAATGGGGTAACAGTCGATGCACCAGGCGATGTAACTGAAACGTTTTGGAACTGGCCAGCGGTGATGACAGCGGGGCTGACAGTCACAGAGGTAGTACCAGAAGTAGAAACAGTCACAGGGGAAGTCACCACAAAGTTACGCAGCTTGTTAGAGCCGTAGGCTTGGCGGTTTTGGGGGTTGACGGCGTACACGTTAGCGATTTGGATAACGTCACCTTGGTTCAACGATGCGCTGGCGGTTGTGGCCGACAAAGCAATAGTTGAAGTAGATGCCCAACCAGAGGTCAGGAAGCCAGTTGCTGTAGAAGTGTTGCAAGACAAAACAGCGGTGGAATAAGAGCCAAAGGTTTGGCTAACCACGTTCTGATCCATTTTCCAATTCATACCAGCAGAGTCGCGACCCATCAAGCCTTTGCGATATTGCTCGCCAATAGCTTCTTGAGGAACGAACAGACCTTTCAAGCTGTCCACAATAGTGGCAGATGTAAAGGGTTCAACGATACATGAACGGCGGCCATCGCGGGGTGCGCCCTCGGCATCGAGGTAAGCGGCAGCGGTCAAGTATGTAATCAGACCAGTGGGAGGTGTGCCAGCAGTACCGACAATGTTGGCGGTATTGTTTTTGGCCATAACCAAACCATCGCGGTCGATTTTGTTGGCAATTGCAGCCACAGCAGGTTTTAACACACGGTCGCTAAACATATCCAAGGACAAAGCCAAGTCTTGTGTAGTGAACTGTGTATCAACGTGGAACTGTGTTGACAGGGTTACAGGAACGCTTGTCTCGTTGAAATCTTCAACGTTCAAAGCGGGGCCAGTAGTACCAATGAAACGACCAGGACGACGGACGTTTACAGTGTTACCGATTTTTGCGCCTACAACAGCGAATTGGTCGTCATAGTTGCGGTCGACTTCCGATGTGAAAGTCAGTTCGTTTTCCAAAACCATCAACGCTTCGTTGGTGATCTTGGAGATGGTTAGCAGTTGATTTGCCATTT